ACTCCATTTGGATGCAAATCTGGTCTTAATGGGGCAATAAAGCCTCTTCTCTCGCACTTCTCTTTCATACCTCCACCCATGCGATAGAACACATGATGCCTCTCAACCACGTTTGATCCAGTGAACATACAATGGTCCATATCGTCTGTCAGCACACTTGTTAGTCTCTTCGCCATTTGCTCACCATCCTCTCTAATTCCGCAGGAGGTATGGTCTCGATGCCGATATCTTTAGCTTCCTGTACTGTCCCTTCGATCAGAATGGACATCTCTTTGGTATCATATGTGTGGCTACCTCTGAACACCTTGTAGAAAACCACCTCCATGCCATTCTCAATCTTAGTTCCACATGGCACAGTGTGCAGGAACTCCTGCTCAAGCATTTTCTCTACACCGACATTCGATTTGATGATGATTGGTTTCCCATCCTCCAAAAACTCCTGCTGTCCATATCTGCCGATTAAGATATTCTTGCAATGAGTCTTAGAGATGTTGAACTTGTCCGCAATCTTTCCAACAAGCACATGAAAGTAGGCATTCGCATCCAGACTTCTCTTCTTCTTATGCTTATTGGCAGTGATGTCTAACGCATCAAACTTCGCCATCTCATTCAAATCGTCTATAGGCTCTGTGCTAATCTGGAAAGTCACATTTAACTTGCCAGTCATAAAATCTCTGGTTATATTTATAAGTTTTCCTGTTGTCTCCATACGCACCTCCTTACATTGGGAATGTCCCATTCTTCAAACACATCGTAAGGTAGTCCAGTTTGCATTTATATTCCTCGATGAACTCGGCATCATACTCGATTTCGTGATATGATATCCTACTCCTGTCGATGTCTCTGAAGTAGTTGATGTAATCCTCTGGCTCAAGACCATATGCCACAATGCAGGCACTGTGAATTCCAGATGCGTACATCTCTACATTCACTTGCATCCTGTAGGCTTTAGTCACCTTGAACTCCTTGTTGATGTTGTAGGTCTTAACCTCATATATCTTTGTTGGTGTATTACCATCAAGATTAACCCTAAGTCTGTCTATAATGATTTGCTTATCCTTCTCCAGTCCGATTATTCCAAGGCTATCGAGAATCTTATGCTCATAAGCACTTCCTGCCATCATTGCTTCGTTAGTGAAGTTATTCTGCACAATCCCCTGCTTTACTCTCCACCAATTCTCAAATGACTTGGTATGCCAGTTCCCCATGACATATTGGGTATCACTAGCACCTATGTAACCAGACCGATCCTTGTCCGCAATCATTTCAAATCCCTCAGAATCACATTTAGATTGTTCTCTACAGCATCCAGAATCTTGTACTGTTTAAGGAACTGCTGAAGTTCTTCCTCGGTCCTTCCCATCTTTTCTGCAATCTGACCAAGGGACATATTGCTCTTCTTCTGAATAGCTGTTACTGTCTCGAAGACTCTTTCCTGCACCTTTTTGATGTCATGGTACACATCAGCTTCACGCTGTTGCTTTCTCTCTGTCTCTTCCTCATCCAACCACAGCGAAAATCCGAGTCCTGTATACATGGCAACCGCTTTCACGAACGATCTGGTCATGCTATTCCAGACTCTCTGCTGACTCATGGAATTGTCCTTTACAGGATTCGCACCATTCATGACTGGAGACTGCATATAGTAAACCTTGTCATCGATATGAATCTCAATCTTAGTCTCGTAACATCTGTTCTTCACACCATTCTTGTCCTCGAAGACTGTCTCAGTCTCATACAAACTACTTCCAGTCTTTGGATTCGGAACAGGCAGGAAGAATACCACCTCTGCTCCATTCTCATGCAACAAGTCGATACACTTGTTATATGGAAGGTAATCCGCACCATCTCTATTCTCGCAATATGTTGTTACATCTATCTGTCTCATCTCGTTATAAGGTTTCAACATCAGCACCCACCTCCTTGATTGATATTGTTACATCTACAGGACTCACCGAAGCTTTCAGTGCTGTTTCTGTGAATACAGACACCTCTTCCATAGAGCCAAACTTAAAATCCATGTTATTAAATTTTTCATCTTTCAAATTAACCAAAAACATATCTAATCCTCCTTAACCCAATTGCCACTAAAAAACCACTCAACTAGCATTGCTTTGAATTCCTTCTGTTCATCTTCAGTGCCATTCATGCACCTCTCCAGAGCATACTCATAAGCATCCTCTTCTGGTACAAATACGTTAGTACCAAATTGGTGATACCCTTTCTCAGAAAGAACTTCCTCAACCTCTTCACTCTGTTGCCATGCCCATTCGGAATCAACTACCATACGATTTTCAACCACTGCATTAACACTCATCGAATTCACCCATGCCTTCCAACCTTCTGGCACAGACACCCAACCATACCATTGATACTACTGCAAGAATCATGAATACAATTCCACTGTCAGCAGATGCTGTGAATGCTATCATTAAAAATAATGCTACCTTGGCTTTAAACCACTCGATCTTTGCTCTTCTCTTCATTTCTCTTTACCTCTTTGTAAAATAAAATTGCTGATTCTTTGATTTGTTCCATCCGACTATTCCTCTCTTCTGATGTGAGGATTGGATGGTTGACTCTGATAATGCCTCCCATATAATCACCTACTTATTTGGTTTTGCTCTGCGATTAGTTTTCTTCTTGCCTTCTGCCATAAGAGCCATGCCATCTGCCAGTCCAAGAAGATATTCTTTTTGGGAGTCCGTTGCTTTAGAAAGGGATTTACTTAGATTTTCAAGAATAGTTTTTTCTTTTTCACTCATACTAACCTCCTACGTTTCATTTTCATCATTAGTGGATGTCAAAAATTGACATATTGTATATTGTTTTTGCTCAATGCATTGTCGCTACGAGACTATAATAAGTCCCTTTGAGACATTTGTCAATAGCTTTTTTTGTTTTTTTGTTGACTTTGAGAACAAAGTGGTGTACTATTGGAGTTAGAAAGGAGGTGCGTGTATGAATTCCAGAATAAAGATGATTAGAACTAAGAATGATATGACTCAAGACGAATTCGGAAAGAGAATAGGATCAGCAAGAAACACTATTGCTAACTATGAAAATGGCAATAGAGTCCCATCTAATGCTGTTATAACTTCTATATGCAGGGAATTTAATGTTAATGAGGCTTGGCTTAGAACTGGAGAAGGCGAAATGCTCCTTCCTATAGAAAGAGAGACTGACATTGCAAGACTCACAATGCAATTGTTGACTGAGGAATCAGATTCGTTTAAGAATAGACTAATCTCTGCCTTGGCGAGACTGTCTGAAGACGAATGGGAAGTGATTGAGAAGACTTTTGATTTAGTAGTAAATACAAAGAAAGAGTAAGGCTCTTTGCCTCACCCTCTCTTCGCTTGCTTACTATTCATTTCACGAACTAACGTGTATAAGTATCGGAGTAATTTAACATCATTTATCATTTGTAGTTGTTGGATTATTTCTGCTTTGTACTCGTTTTTATCCATTCGATTCACCCCTTACACAATTATGACACTTATGTACCAAGACCAATTATACCAGTTCCAACATGGTTATTATAGTGGAAATTTGTGGTGCGTTAAAGTGATTTTGGTCGACAGTTTTTTATGTTTTACATATATTATATTAACACATAATTAGTCCATAAAATAGGACTTAAAGAACAAATGTTCGAGAAAGGAGTGTGGTTTACATGAAAAAAAGAGTTTCGAATATTTATAATAGATTTTTAAATAGGATACAAAAAGATAGAGCAGGCGATGTCCATATTATAGTTGGTATCGAATTAATTTTAGTGGCAATTGCGTTTATCTATAAATTTTTCGCATCTGGATTGAGTGAAATATTGAAGATAGAAAACAACACTTTGTTCTTAACTATCACCATTAGTTTATGTTTTCTGTTGTTGATAGGATTTATTGTAACATTGCGTGGGATTGTAATAAAAACAAAAAAGTAAAAACAACAAAACAAAAGACCACCCCAATGCTACAAACAATAGGATGGTCCATGCACTCCGAAGAGATGCAGTACGTCAAATAAATTGTATCACTCTCGGAGCAATAAATCAATAAAGGAGTGATTATATGTATAAGGAATACGAAAAGTTTTTGTCAGACGAGATATTGGTTTATCTCAGAAAGTCTCAATCAGATGATCCGTCATTGACTGTGGAAGAAGTATTGGAAAGGCACGAATCAATCATAAGGGATTGGATAGATCGAAATCTCGATGCACCCATACCAGAAGAAAACTGGTATAGAGAAGTTGTTTCTGGGGAAACGATAGCAGGCAGACCAGAAGTGCAGAAAATTTTGAGACGGATGGAATCTCCAAAGATTAAGGCAGTCTTATGCGTTGAGGTGCAAAGAATTTCGAGAGGTGATCTTGAGGACTGTGGAAGAATTATCAAATTGTTTCGTTTTACCCATACAAAGTTCATTACTCCATATAAGACATACGATTTAGAGGATGAGTATGACAGAGATGGATTTGAAAGGGAATTGAAACGTGGAAACGAATACCTAGAATACACAAAGAAGATTTTCAAGCGAGGAATAAAGATATCTGTTCAAAGTGGAAATTTCTTAGGTCCAACTGCTCCATATGGTTACGAGAAAATAAGAGTTTCCGATGGGAAGAAAAAATATCCTACACTTGCTATTGTGGAAGATGAGGCAAAGGTGGTGCGAATGATATTCGACTGGTATGCCAATGAGCAGATTGGTGCGTTTATGATATGCGAAAGGCTCAATAGCATGGGGATACGACCACGAATCGCACAAGAATGGAAGAAATCCACAATTACAAAAATGATAGACAACGAATTGTATATAGGCAAAATAAGAGAAGGAATCAGAAAAACTGTTCATCAAGTAATTGACCAAGAGATTATCAAAGTCAATAAGTACAATCATGAATATAATATTTATGATGGAAAGCACGATGCAATAATAGACGAAGAATTATTCTATAAGGCAAAGAATAGAAAAGGCTCTATGCCCAAACATAAGCATGGCACAAATCTAAGAAACCCATTCGCATCAATTCTTCGTTGTCAGTGTGGAAGTCACATGGAACTAAAATTCCACAGAAATAAGTGGAGATATATATGTGCTAACCAAAGTCACTGTAGAAACGCATCCGTACTTTATGATGATTTTATTCCAAAGGTGGTTGATAAGCTTAAATCCAATATTGATGATTTTACATTATTGCTCGATGCCAATGACGAATATGAGTATGATAAACACAAAGAATATATCGCATTGCTTGAAAGTAAATTAAATGAAGTAGAGCAGAAGGAAATCTCTTTGTGGGAGACATACTCCGAAGAAGGGATGCCGAAAAACATTTTTGACAAACTGCGTAGCAAATACGAAAACGAGAAGGACTCTCTCAAAGCCTCCTTAGTTAAAGCATACAACGAAATACCAGAGAAGGTAGACTATGAACAGATTATATTCACACTGCACGAAGTGATCGACTTGATTCAAAACGAAGATGCACCAGTAGAGGCAAAGAACAAATTCTTGAAATCCATAGTCGAGAAGATTTCGTACAGCAGAAAACCCTCCACAAGAATGACTCCTAGAGAAGCAAAAGAAAAAGGTCTTACAACAGAGAATGGATGGCATATGCATGACTTTGAATTGGATATAAACCTTTATGTATAGCTTATTTTTTTGTGGTATATTCTGTATCCTTCATGGATACACCTTTGGTGTAGATTATCCCGAACCCGAAAAATACGGTGCAAGATAAAATATTAGTACTATAGTACCAAGCAACCGGCATTTTCCCCTTGGAAAGTGCCGGTTGTTCATATTTTGTTCATAAATCATTAAA